TTACCATACAATTTAGTATATTCTTCTTTAAACTGAAGAAATGCTAAATAAGTCATAGATAAAGTAGCAGCTTTATCTAGTATATTTTCACCACTTCCTACAGCTTCACCAACAGAATTTGCTCTAGCTGTTCTAAACCAATTAGAACCTTCAGTTGCAATTGCAGCTAAAGAAGCATATACACCACCATAATCACCATTAAGATAATTAGCAAATAAATTAGTTCTTACATTATCTTTAGTACCAAATAGTCTTTCAGATAACCAAAGTAAAGGTTCATTATATAATATAGGTTTAGTTTTAGTATATAAAATTTCAACTGCATCACGGAAATACTCATTACCATCTGCAAATCTTTCATATACTCTTTCTAATCTATCAAAAAATGTACCCTCATAATATACTACTCCACTTTCATTTTGGGCTAATCCAGTTCCTTCAAATTCATTAGTTATCTCAAACATAGTTTCATATATACTATCTAATATAGTAATAGCTTGAGGGCCATATTCTTCTATAAAATCATCAATAGCATCTTGGTTAAATCCTGCTACTCTACCTGTAAAAGGATCTATATCATCTTGTATACTAAAAGACCTTTTTATAGTTAATAAGGCTTCTGTAAAACCTGTTGCATATCCTTGTGCAGGATCCCCTGTACCCCCAAATGTTTTTAATCTTAATCTTATAGGTTTATTAACTTGAATAGTTCCTGATTGTATATAAGATGTAATATCTGGTGATGTAAAACCAGTATATAGTCTATCTATCCCATATTCTATATCTGTAGGTGAACTATTTAAATTTACTATTGTAGTACCATATCTAATATAAGCAGGGAGAGGTTGATTAGGTAATGATGGTAAAAATCCTGTTGCTTCTTCATAAGCTTGAAGATAAGCTTCATCATCTGTTTCAATAAATACACTTGATGAAACAGCTACTTGTTCTCTTACTTGTGGTGCACTCCAAAGTGTAATATCACTAGTATATGTATCAACTGCAAATTTTGCTTCTTCTACTAATACTCTTAAATCACCACTATATGAATAATCTCCCTCTGGTAAATTTGGATTTGTTTGAGCATTTATATTGTAAATTGTAATAGATCCCCCACCAGCTCTATTATCAATAAACCCTGTTGAATTTCTTCTAGTACATTTTATTCTTCTTGATGGAAAGAAAAACTCATTATCTGGGTCATATTCTAATACAAATTTAAAATTTTTATACATAAAACCTGGGTCTGAGTTCTCTTGTAATGATTCCTCTAAACCAGCATCATCCAAGGCAAAAGGGTTATTAAATGCATCTGCTGTGGCTAGATTACCTTGTATATTATCTAATAAGTCATTTCTAACATTTTCAATATCCTCTCCAGTTATTGCAGGACAACTTGGCCTTAATTCTACTACAGTTTTAACAAATGTTAAAGTTTTAACAAATGGATCTATTGTTTGTTCTACTGCATTTAATTTTGTAATTGTACCATTAATTAACCCAGTCATACTTTCTAAAGTAGCAGGAACAGTTTTTAAATTTTGTTTAGCTGCTCCTATTAATTTATCTAAACTATCTAATGTTGATGAAAATGTAGTTAATACACTTACAGGAAGAGAAATTGCAGGCATACCAAATGCTACGGGTATAGGAATTTTTTTAATTCCCTTAACAGCAGTATCAACTGCGTTTATTGTAGTTTCTAGAGGTTGAACTGTATTATTAATAACATTAACTGGTTTTTTTATGTCTAATAAATTTTCTTTTATTCTATTTGTAGTAGCATAAATTTGTTCTACCTCAATTTGAGCTTGATTAACTAATCTAGTAGTATTTTCTAGCTGTTGGGGAGTTAAAGCAGGCATATTACAAACTGTTTCTGGGTTAGTAAGTTCATTTGCACTAGGTAATCTTGGAGATTCGCCTCTTAAATATTGAGGTATATCAACTGGTAATTGTGATGTATCAATTCCTGATTCTTGAACTAATTCTAAACCTTTATCTACTATTTTATCTTTTATACCATCAATAATACCATTTAGTTTACTAGTATCTTTAGCAACTTTACTTAAATTTCTTACTATTACTGTATCTAAACCCATTATTTGCTATTTGTTACTGTTGATTTATATGATTTAATTTTACTTAACATTTTACCTGCTGATTGTGCTACTTGCACTGCTGGTACTGTAATAGCTATTACTGGTACAGAAATGTTACCAGGTCCTCCTATTGGTTGTTGTAAGGCTGTAGCTAATGAATTTATATTTCTTACTAATTCTTCAAAATCATCTAAAAATTTATTACCTAATATAACAGGTTCACTTGCATTTTTATCACCTAAACGAATTTTATCTGATTTAATTGTTGTTGATTTAGTATCAATATTAACATCTGTTACTGAATTTAAATTTATTGAATTAAAAGAACTTAATAATATTGAATCTGATTTAGAATTTAATAACAATCTACCTGAGTTTAGTATAATTTGTTCTCCATTATATTCACTAGGAGGAGTTGGAGGTGAAAAGTATGATAAATAACTCTTTGAAGATACTTCAATTGGAATTAATTGTGTTGATGTTAAATAAATACTAGAAGCATCTGTATTAATATCTTCTACTTGAGGTATCCAGGGTGGAGAAAATTCTACATGTTGTCCATTTTTTAATATCATTATAGGATCTCCATCTTCACCAGCACTAGACCAAGGATTAGGTATTATACTATTTGCTACAGTAGAACCAAATCTAAAAGATTGACCCCATCTTCCTTCGTATATTACATCTCCTTCATAAGGTTGTAAGTTTCTAATATTTAATCTTT